CCGCCACATCTGCGGCAGAAAGACCCGCTTGTGCGGCTTGTACCTGCAAAGGCACACCCGCAGAGGCACCTGTGATGTCTCTAGCAGCTTGAGACAGGCCGCTAATCGCCTGGTCACGGAAAGTAAAAGGCTCAGTTCGCGTATCGGCAGCTAATCTTTGCGCTTCGCGCAGAGTTCCCAGACCGCCTTGCTGTGCCAGAAGTGCCGCCTCAATACCAGGCAGAGCACCTTTTGTTACGACATCAAAACCCGCATCTGTTTTCTGCAAAGCGCCCTGTAAAAAAGGCTCATAGCCCCCGATACCAGAACGGATCAATTCACCCGCAGCGATCTGATCGGCAGTCATGCCTGCCACAGCTTGCGTCGGAGCTTGTATGCCTTGTTCTTGTAAACGTCTTACATAATCCAGTGCATCTTGATATAGGCCCGCCTTGAACGCCTCGATTTCCGGGGCTTCACGGACGATCTGAGTTGTGGTTGTAGTCTCTGCCATTACGCCATTTTCTCAAACTTGCTCATCAGAGCGTACATATTTTTCATTCCGCTTTCGCGGTCGCCGTTACCCGCACCGCGTACTGCTTTGGCGGTAAACACAAACTCGCCATCGCTCAACATTGCCGGTATATCGTCACTGGTTTCAGTGCCCGGACCATCGATGCGTCCGTTCATTCGTGGGAAGTAGTCGATTCCGCCACCCTCGGCCACGTTCACAGGCTGTGGTTGGTAGATCGGGGTCTGCAAACTGCCGTACTGGTCAGTTACGTCTTGAATCGTGTAAGTGGTGGGCAAACGCATGGTGCCCTCACCTAAACGATACTTCAACGCGTCGGGGCCTTCCAGATAATCAAAACCCGTTACTTGTTCTGCGACGTTGAAATCTTTCGGCTCTTCGCGAGTCAAGGCGTCTACAGCCATAATCCCGGCAAAACCGGGGCCAAATTTACGAAGTGCACCGCCGATGCCAGAAAGAGAATCTTTAGCCAGTTTGGCAGCATATGTTTGTACATTGTAACCCGGTGGCAAAGTGCCCTGTGCAGCGGCCCGCTCTGCAATTGCCTGAGCTTGAGCGTTGACGTCCATGCCCGGCAAGAAAAGGTTTTTCAAACCTTCAATAGGTTGCGCTTGTACCTCGGGACCAATACCGAAAATTTGTTTAACGCTGTCTATCACACCTGGTGGTTGGACTGTAGTAGGCGCGGGAGGACCCATCCCTGCACCCACCGCTGCACCGGCACTCGTACCTGCATCCCCCGATACTCGGAACTGACCTGCATCAGCAGTTGGTCTACCTACGTCAATATCTGGCAGATCGAGGGGTTTCAAAGCGTCTGTGAGCCTTTGTTGACTGATCGGCTCGACCGGTGGCGAAACTGCGGCAGGTGCTGCAACACTGGTAGCAGCGGCAGGCGTACTAGCAAGGGTTGGGCTCGGCCCTGTCCCATAAAGGTTTTGCATCACCGCTTCTTCAAGCAAAGGATCTTTCAGACCTGTAAGTTGCGTTCGCATTTGATCAGGTCTAATCCGAGCAAAATTCCTTTGATTTCGGATTTCGCCCGCTATTTCCGCAGCATAGTCACCTTGTATTGGTGATCCGGGCGGAGGTTGTATCGTTGCTTCAGTCACGGGCACGTCTGGTAACGGTATATCCCCAGTAGCTGCGTCAACTGCTTGACTTAACTCCGCTCCGGGGCCGACAGCGGCACTTGCAGTTTGTTGGGTGATAGCATCTGCACCCGCCGTCGCTGCTTCTCCAATTGTTCTAGTAAACGCTCCTTCCCCAACTGCACCCGCCTTGAAGCCCTTGAAGAAGCTGCCACCCTCACCGGCAGCAGACATACCGCCGCTGATGCCGTTCATCACACCTGCTGTTAAGCCGCTCAAAGCCGCTGACTTCAGCGCGTCCTTCAAGTTACCGCCGTTGATTAAGGTTGCAATGCCTGATCCGGCAGCCGCGCCCAACGGTCCAAGGAAAGCTGCACCCACTATCGGTAAAACAACCGTGACAGCCTTCTTTACAAACTTTTTGAGGCCCTTGAAGAGCTTCTTTAGAAAAAACTCTGGTTGGCCGGTGACCGGGTTCAGAGAGTTGAGCTCGTTACCTACCACATAACGCTCGGGCTCGATGCCCATGTCCCGCATTTGTTGGAATATGCGCTCTTTGAGGATGGGGTTTTTGCGGAAGACTTCCATCGGAATGACGGTTTCGCCTTCTGCAGCGTGAATCATGTATTCGTCTTCGTGGCGACCAAACGTAGCTAGTTGATCGGCAACACGCTTGACCGACGCAATACCCGCTTGGGGTATATCATCGTCGTCATCGGTGGCCCAAGAGCCCTCAGTCGCGGTCAGGAAAGTGGCTATACCACCAGCAGGAACCTCAATAGGCTCGATATCGTCAAATTCGTCGTATTGAAGTGCTGCTTGTCCCATATCGTGATCGTACGCTTATGTGATATCTACAACAACAGACCCGTTCGTGCTTACCGATACGTTTCCGATGCTACCCGTTGCGCTTAACCCCGATGTCGACGGAGAAGATATATTCTGCCAGACGTTGCCGGTATACACTTGCAAGACGCCCTCAGACAAGTTCCAGATAATGTCCCCCGCCCGAAACTGTAGCTCATCTCTTCTAGCCGCAGTAAACTGTGGCGTGGCGTCTGGATCAAAAGAGTCTAAACTTATCTCTAATAAACGTACAGCCTTGTTGTACGTGTCCGTTGGCACAGATTCTCCAACAGAAAAAGGCAAGCGTCCCTGTAGAAGCTTGCTCATCTTCGACCGTTAGACTGTAGATCAAGTCGCGTGCCGCCTAAGCGGAATCCCAAACCAATACGGTTTGCAAGATCCGCGTCATCGTCTGATTCAAAGCGTATGGCAACCTGTCTCGCTCTTGCCCGCATGTCGACTTTTGTAGTCGTCGCCGTGAAGCTGGTCGTCTGGTCCGTGGTCAATGAGTCGCCTGGGAAGTTACGAGCCTTGACGACCACGTTCATTTGCTGATCTGCTCCGCCCGTGCCAGTGAATTTGACGTCAGGGATCATGCGTTTGACAAACTGAAACTCTTCGCCGTCGCCAAGGTCAAAATCCGCCGATTCGATAAAAACACCGCTCATCGGACTGCCGTCGTCGTCGTTGCCGGTTTCGTGTTGAAACAAGCAGTTATTTGAGTCGCTGTTGACACCAGCAGCCCTTGGAAAAGCCACGATACCTTCGTCCAGCCACGCCGTGCGGGACAAATTGCCAATAGACCAAATGTTTTCGACGTAGTTGTACACCACATAGCGGTCAATCGAGTTGCTGTCTGTAGAGCAGTAAAACCAGCCAACCTCATTGAACTGTTTGTTGAGAAAGCCAAAGAACTGAAAGGCTTGACCCTCGTTAAAATCATCAAACACGTACGAATGCACGCTACAAGGAACCGGGGCAACAGAGCCGTTGTAGATGTAAAAGCCCTTCTTGTCCATCCAGTAGATGCCATTTGGCGCATTTACAGCAGCGTTTGGTCCTATAAGGCTGATACCTTCGTTGATCAGGTTCAAACCAAAGGTCAAGGGTGCGCCTATGAACTGCAAGCTGTATAACGCAACATCTGTCCAGATCAACGTCTCTTGACGAGCCCGCAACCCACCTATGATCTCAGAACCAGCAGAGCACCGAAGAGATCCTGCCGTGTTTGTAGCTTTTGGCTCCCACTCTGCGATGTTTTCTTGATCCGAAAAAGCAATCAGGAGCGGATCTATTGAACCACTACGACTACCGCCGCTTATTGGGTCCGCCCCCAGGACAATTGCGTGGCGGTCGACGTCAGAAACTAGTACCTGTAATCCTCTAGTAGGAGCGAGATTCGCACCAGCCAAAGAGGTCAACGGCACGGCACGAGTGTTCAAGCCGTTCGTTTTGTCCCAGTAATAAATACTGCCCGCTCTAGGATTGGACACGAGGTCTTCGCCAAAGTTGTCCATCGACCACAAGCGTAGTTGGTTTGCGTCACCCAAAGACGTAGTAGAGCCCCACGTACCAGACCCCCATGTACCAACACCCCAACCCGTGCCGTCAACAAAAACATCCAGGCCCGAGTTGATCTGATAAGTTCCTACAACACTGCTGCCGCCATTACCAGTGTCACTACTGTTTGCAGTGACCTCTGCACCGCTGGTGTCCTTCGCTACAATCGTAAACGTATCAGCGGTCGGCACGGCGACCACTTGGTATTCTTGGTTCAAGACTGCAGCAGTAACGTTGCCACCTAGACTAGAAGCGCCAGAGAACGTCACAAAGTCTCCGTTCACCGCACCGTGTCCGGCGTCTGTAACCGTAATCGTGCTAGAGCCGTTTGTTGCAGCGAAGGTTACGTCGCCTGCACTAGTTGTTTCTCGTATGGGCGTGATGTCGTTGTAGCTCGCGCCTTCTTGGATGTACAACTTGAACCGCGTGCCGAGGCCCAAGAGCTTTGTACCGTCGAGATCGACCCAGCCGTGAAGTTTACGACCGGTGCCCTCATACGAAGCTTGAATGTACTTCTGCCAGCCGCCTATCTTCTCTGGCAACCCTTTGCGAAAACGCACCAGATTGCCATCAAACCAACCGCCCTCAGCGGTGTAGTCTGTGCCCTCTTTGTTGATGCCAGGGTTGAAGATAAACTTTTGCAGAGGCATTACTGATGCTCTCCTGTGCGGATAATCTCGGTAACTTCAACGGCTCGGTTTCCAACTTGAGTAGCCCACCGACTGTCCATAAATTCATCTGCTGCAATGTCAAACTGCTCACGAGACATCGCCTCTAATGCTTTGACAAAACCACGGAGCCGGGTCAGCCCAAGGTTGAAGCAAATATCAATCATCGCATCTTGTCGGGCTTCATTCAGTGCGCGAAACCAAAAGTAATTATCTTCAAGCTCTTCTCGCACACGCTTGATGTCGTTAGCGAGAAGATATTCGACTTCATCTTCAGACAGCCCAAGACCGCCGTTTTCGTCTATGTTGCGCCCAACGCCCACAGTAATCATGTTTTCTGAACACTTGTATGCATGGCTGCGTACACCTTCGTGACGTTTCAACATGCCTATCAATTCAATACCCATTACTTCTCCCGACTTACGCCTTGAACCTTTTCGTAGGATCTCATCGCGCCAAGACCCAGCATGCCCATCATAACGGGGACAAGCAGTGTGGTATCGATCTCAGGCACTTCAACCCAGATGCCCAGTATATTAGAAAGGATAGTGTTGTAAAAAAGACCGAGCGCACACACCCATCCAATACAAGGACGCCACCCAGCCACAAACAAAGACTTGGAAGCAGCCTCCACCTTATTGACCTCTAGCTGGCCTTTAGCAAGCTCTTGGGCATGACGCTCTGCAAGGGTACTCAACTCAAAGGCAATACGATTCTTTTCGTCTTTGTCCTCAATGACCTTGTCGAGTAAGGAAGTGGCTGGGCCTATGAGTGATCCGAGTAAGCTCATCGTTTTGCCATATACGCTGTAGCGCCGAAGTATAGTCCTACAATACTAGCCTGACTTAGAAATAACATGTCGCTCAAGGAAGCCAAAGTGGACAGGCGAGACTCAGGTATGAAGGGCAGAAGTGGTAATAAAGCGAAAACCACCATACTGCTAAGACTAACCCAAGCCATTCGGCGTTGACTATCAGCCTTCTGTTCTCGCAGTTCGATTTCAACGAGTTCTTGATTTCTTGCCAATTCTTCATCGCTGACCGTCCCGTCCCCGTCAAGGTCATACTGAGCATATCGTGATTTCGGTTCTAATTTCTTGGGGCTCATTGTTACTCCGGTTTCTTCGGATCACGGAAGAATATCTTGGTGCCAGCATCCGATTGCGGTATCTCACGGATAGCGCAATAGGTAGAGAAGAATCGGTTGTTGCTTAGAAGCTCATTGATCTTGCCCACCGATTGAGCATTGAGCGCGTTGCTGTACTCAAGGCATGACGTAAGTTCTTGAAAAT